ATATTTGCGAGGAGTGCTTGAGCAGTGCATATATTGGACGTTGCTTTGTCTCGTCTTATGTGTTGTTCCCTTGTTTGCAACGCTAGCCGTAGTGCTTTATTACCTTGGGAGTCTAGAGACTGTCCTACAATACGTCCAGGAATCTTACGTTTATATTTGTCACTTACTGCAAAGAATGCTGCATGAGGTCCTCCAAAACCCATAGGAACTCCAAACCTTTGCATACTACCAACAGCAATATCAAATCCCATTTCACCAACAGGTTTCATTAACACCTGACACAATGGATCTACAATTGCAATCTTTATACACTTATATACATCTGCGACACGAACTAATGCATCAGGGTTTTTAAGTCTACCTTTATTATTTGGTAATTGAACGATGAGTCCAAATGCTTTTTCAAATTCAATTAATTCTATTGAACCACTAAAATCTATCTGTTGAATTATAATTCCTAATGGTTCTGCTCTTGTCTGTAATACTGCAAGTGTCTGTGGAAATATATCTTTATCAACTATGAATATATTTTGATCTTTTGAACTATTATATGCAAGTATCATTGCCTCTGCAGCTGCAGTTCCTTCATCTAATAATGATGCATTTGCAACTGGTAATCCAGTGAGTTCTGTAATCAGTGTTTGGTAATTAAATAATGCTTCTAATCTTCCTTGAGATATTTCTGCCTGATAAGGTGTATAAGATGTATACCAAGCAGGATTCTCAAATACATTTCTAAGTATTACTGAAGGTGTAATTGTTCCGTAATATCCCTGACCAATCAAAGTTCGTTTAACAATATTATGTTCTGCGATTTCTTTTAATTCTTCAAGTGCCTGTTGTTCACTACAGGGTTCTGGTAAATTATTATCACCACGAAGTAAGATCGAAGTTGGTACTACTTCTCTTACTAATTCTTCTAATGAAGAAAGACCCAAATCTTTTAACATCTGAGCCTGTTCTGTTTCGGTAATACCGATATGTCTTTGAATGAATTCTGTCATGTAGTTAGTAATTCTTCTAAGGGTGTTACTGGGTTTATATTATAGTTAGTTATCAACAATTCCTGTTTAACATTATCATCAGTTCCTTTCTCACCTCTATGTGCCATTGAATATCTAAGATTCCAAAAATTCAATTCATATTGTTCATATAATTGCATCAAACGATGATTAACATTGTAAGTAATCATAAAATTATGTTTGCATTTATAAACTTCATATGCGAAGTAATTATGATCAAATGATTTATGCATTTCACGATTCTTACCATATAAGAAATCTTTAATATCATATGGTGGATCAAGAAATACAAATGTATTATCAGAACCTTCTTCATTCATAACCTTTGAATAATCAAGGTTAGTAATTTTCCAATGTTGAATTAACTTTGAAAACTCTTTTAATTTATCAGCACCAACTAGTGAAAAATTAGAATTAGATGCTGTTTGTGAAAATGTACTATTTTCTGTGAGACCAGAAAAACTACATTTATTCATTATAAAAAATGCAACTGCTTTCTCAAAATCATCATAAGTATCAATTTCTTCTTTGTACTTATTGAATAATTCTTTTGCACTTGCAGTTACTTTTTCTTTATCACCTTCATCAAGAGTATTCTGTTTTTCTTCACGAACTCTCTCTGATAATTCTTCACCACGATCTCTTAATTGAACCCAAAAATTATACAAGGGAACATATAAATCATTTATCCAAACTGGTGTGTCAGGATTTGATTTTGTAATATCAATAGCTATTGATCCACCACCTATAAATGGTTCACGATATTCTGATATTATTTTTGGATACCATTGAGATAATGTTTTAATTGCTTTTGATTTGCCACCAGGATATCTTAATGGAGTTTTAAGAGATTTAATTGACATTTAAAACTTGTTCGTCAATTGTTTTCCAAATAATATAATCATCAGGATTAAAATCACCTAATGGTTTACCTTTTAATGGAATTATTTCTCTTTGATAACGTTGGTTTTCCAAGTACTCAAGTTCCATTCGTATCTCAATCATTTCAGTAAGATCTTTTACTGATTGTGACATACCACGATATCCATTACCAACATAGATTTGACCTGCCATAACTGCGATAGTTGCAGCACCCCAAAAGATATAGTATCTACTTGATTTCACTTGATGTTTTAGTTTTGTAAAAGATTTAGTCATAATTAAATAATTAATTTTTTAGTAGGTTTTGATATTTTACCGAACATTGTATTATACTCCTCAATAATTTCTGGTTGAGGATCTCCCACATAAACAACATACTTTTCAGTAATTTTAATTTTACCCTTAGCGTGTAAAGGAGACCAAGGAGCAAAGGCAATTTGTCCTTGTTGATTTGAAGGAACAGCAACAATTGGATTCTCCATCGTAATTGTATACTCATTCTCTTCGATAACGTCGGCGATTACATCTTCACCAGACCACATACGAATTAATTTTACAGTCATTTAAATTCACACTCCACCATAATTTCTGTTAACGCCGCCAAAAGATTAATTTCTTGATCTGCGACGAACGCAATTTGGAATTGATATTTTGCAATAATAAGGACAGCAGCAGGTATACTGCTATTGACCAAGGAATCATATAAGCTATCGTAAATGCGACGCAGTAACACAGAAGTTTCATTGTCCATGTTGGAAACAACCCACTTACGAACTTCGGCAAAGTTTTTTGTTTTGAGATTCTTAATGAGATCATTTACAGCAACGTCCGAAAAGGCAGCTAATATTCCACTATCTATTTTACCACTAACTGAGTATCTTTGCAACTCATTTAGAACTCTTCTCCAATCAGGAAAGTGTTTATTAATTAACTCTGCTAGAACTTTTTTATCTGCTTCTATCTTTTCTTCTTCTAAAATATAATTTATTCTTTTGAAGAATTCGGCAGCAATAGTCGGTTTGTCTCTCTTATTAATATTAAAGTCAACAACACTGCAGCGACTATGGAGTGGTTCAATGATCTTGTTTTTATAGTTGCAGGTAAAAATGAATCTGCAGTTTTTGGAGAACTCCTCAATAGACGCTCTAAGGAGGAGTTGTACGTCGGCAGTGGTATTGTCTGCTTCGTCAATGATGATGACTTTATGTTTCGAGTCACTCGTAAGAGAGACTGTAGATGCGAAGTTCTTTGCGTTGTTCCGAACAGTGTCGAGAAAACGTCCTTCATCCGATCCATTAATGACATAATAGTCTGCTCCTAATTGATGGCATAATGCTTTTGCTACTGTGGTCTTACCAATGCCTGGTGGACCTGACAATAACATATTTGGTATCTCACCCTTCTCTACAAATTTTTGGAAGGTTTCTTTAGTTCTTTTTGGTAGAATACATTCATCAATTGTAGTGGGTCTGTATTTTTCAACCCATATAAAATCACTCATTATTTAAAACCTTTCATTTTTTTTGGTTTGTCAATTACCTCAATCACTGGTGGGATAAATTCACGATTGTTCCACCAGTGCTCTTGGACTTCTTGCCAAGATTCTACCACAAATGACCTATGTTTGTAAACTATCTTATAATGATGTCGGTCATATGGTTTGTTACTTAGCATTATGTTTGTGTCTAGGATTGTCTATTTCTCTAGTAGAAATATAAGTTCCGTTTTTATTATGCCCGTGAGCAATTCCCATCTCGTGCATTCTTGCGTGTTCTTTAATTTCATCTTTTAGATTTTTACCTCCAGAACCAAAGGTTTGGTAAATACCATAAGCTAATAAACCAATCACCACTAGACCAAGAAATACAGCAAATGCTGCACCTGATCCTAAGTGTGCGTGAGGAATTAAAGTATCATTACACCTAGCAATCTTCTCAGGATCACTCCATGTACCAGGTAAAGTATAAATTGGTGGGCAAGATAAAAAAATCATTCTTGAGATCTCCATTGTTTTCTCATACTAACATATGTAACATTTTTTGCAACTATGTCACGCACTTTTTTAAAGATTTGTGCGGATTTCGCAAATTTACTTGTTGCATGGTCAGGTTCTTGTGGTAATATTTCTTTCGTTCCTTTCTTATATTTTCTACCAGAATTATGATTTGCATATCTTCTGGCACGAGTAAATCCCATCTCTAAAAACTTACGACACATATCCATACCGATGAAATCTTTTTCATCACGATAATCAAGATACATTGCAAATATTTTATTAGATGATCTTACTGCCTCGTCAGGAGTTTTGAATCTCCAATGAGAGCATATATCGTTAGTATAAGGGCGTACCAATAATACTCCTTGTTCTCCCCTTCCAATACGATAAAGTTTGCGAGTTTCTTCATCTGTAAAATCAAGGGTTTTGTAATCGAGTTCATAATCAAATTCTTTCATAACCAATTAGATCTATCACATCCCCATTTCTTAACCTCCATTGAGTGGAAACGGGTCTGCATATATTGTATCACAGATTTATAATCTGTGTTTGAATTACATGAAAATAAGTCACATCTTGCAACATCATCTTCAGGCCATGTGTGTATGCTGATATGACTTTCTGCAAGTAAAGC